ATGATCAAATTGCCCTCTTGCACCTCTAAATTGTTCAATCTCTATAATTTGCCAGCATTGCAGCTCCCACATATATTTAGAAAAAGTATCTTTGTTAAAATTCATCTCATAGCAGATCAAGTCCCGGCCAGGAAAAGCAGCATTTTCAGAGCCAGCGAAACTGGCCAGATAAGCATAAAGCGATTTTGCTGTGGCAGAAACATAAGGATGACGCATAATATTTTGGGAAATTATTCCGTACTTTTGTTTAGAACGGATAAAGTTTCCCGCTTTTTCTTGATATGAAGTGGATCGCTTACTTATATGCTCTTCGCTCATAAACTACCTCCCTGGACTAACTTACTTGGTGCATTTGCCATTAAAACTAGTTTCATGCTCTTATTGACCTCTAGCTTGCGTTGAGAGCGGTCATGGACTATAATAAGTAGAATCGTAGTGTACTATAGTACAAGCGGGACTAAGGAAGTCGTGTGGGTCTGCAAACTTTAGCACGATTTCCTTTCGCTATGTATTTATCAGTTTCACTATTTTGCATCCTTAATGAGACGCTATAGTCTTCTCTTTTTGCTGCTACTATGTTTTCCTCTTCCCTGGTTACCCGCCTGGGCAGATGGAATATTTTTTCTGGCTCCTTGTTGTCCTCATACCGGGATATCAGTTTTACTTCATATCCATCTTTGGTTTCAATCTTGTTATTATGAATAATAACTATAAGGTCGTTGTCCTTTTTATTAATAACCATGATTTGTTCAAGCCTCTCGTCACCTATTTCCATATACTTCTCACCTCCTATTTTTTAGAATCTTGGGATGATTTCCAATATAGCCGCCCTCCTTTCTATGCTTTGGTATCTTCAACATCAGCAGCTTTACTGGTTATCTTTTTAACCTGGGGTAATATACCGGCTTCTATGATACCTGGTAAAATGACCTCGCAAATTGCATCATAATACCTCGGTGCATCCGGAATTTCTCCAACCACTTCTACATGATAGGGAATTGCCTCTATTGTATTTCCATTGCGCTTAAATTTTTTAGATATCAATAACATTCTCTCACTCCCCATCTTTCTATTAATCAAACTTTATTTGCACGATAATCACTTGTTTTTTCGGAGATTTTCTCTATTTGAATAGCAGCGCAACTTTCGAACCTCATTTTTACTCTATTTTGGCGTACTGACAAACAAAAAAATATCTTGGAATAATTCCTCTACCGGTTTGTTATAGCATCTTGAAATCTTAGCCATAACGTTTGCGCTTGGGTTTCTTTCCCCTAATTCAAGCTTAGATAAATACCTTTGATCAATTTGAATCTCTTTTGACACCTCACTTTGAGTTCTATTTCCTCTCGCTAAAATTAGTGCATTTCTTACCATAATTTAACTCACCTCCATATTAAAAACTCCTTAATGGCGTATTATTATTTATAGCTTATACTCTATAATAGAGTAAGTCAATACTTCTTTTTGGCGTTTTACGCTTTTTAATACCTTTTATTTACTCCATTAAGGGGTAGAATATACTTAAAAGGGGGGATGCTAATGAAATGCCTATCTTACTTAAGAAAACAAAATAATCTCTCACAATGGGATTTAGCAGAGAAAATTGGGATTTCTCAGCAGACAATAAGTAAATATGAACGCGGTCTCCTTGAACCAGATTTTGAAACTCTAAATTTCTTAGCTGACTATTTTAATGTTTCTATCGATTATCTTTTAGGCAGAAACGAAACACAAAACGATGCGGAACAACTTGAGCCTGAGATTCTGTTAATCCAGCGGGCGGCAAAGAAGATGGACCCTGCACAAAAAAATAAAATGGTTAAAATTCTTAAAGCTTCTTTTGAGGAATTATTTGAGGATAACAAATAATTTGATTAAACCCAACTATGACAAGGCATTTATTATTGCTTTTAAAGCGATAAAAATGTTCGGTATAAAAGAATTACCTATCAATTTATTAGAAATTATCAAAAAGATTCCAGTACTCAGAATATGTCCGTATTCAAAGCTATTAAATGATTATAATTGTTCTTTAGATGAGCTAATTGAGTTTCTTGAAAGTGATTTAGGAGCATACGCAATAGATAGGCCAAAACATCAATATATGATTTATTATAATGATACAAAGGAAAACGTTGGTTTAGATAGGTTTACGGTCGCACATGAATTGGGCCATCACCTATTAGGACATGAGAAATTAATAACTGATAATATTTTGTTAAGAAATGGTTTTTCTATAAAAGAATATAACGCTTTAGAAAAAGAAGCAAATGCGTTTGCAAGAAACCTTTTATCCCCTGCTCCAATAGTTAAAATTTTAGGTATTGAAAAACCCAAAGAAATAGCAGAAATATTCGGTTTGGGGATTACGGCTTCTAAAGCCAGGATAAGTTTTTTCCCTTGGGATGAATCAAAGATTACAGATAGTATTCTCGCTTTTTTTTCAGAAACATTCGAAAATACCATAAATGATTTAAAAAATAAAAGAGTGTGTTTAAATTGCAGTAATGTTCTTCTGGTGCCCAAAACACCTTATTGCCCTATATGTGGAAGTTCCCAACTTATCAGGCAATACCAATTACCAAAAGATTCTTGGGGGGAAACCAGAATTTACAATAAAAAATATCAGTTAGACGAGAACAGTAGATCTATTATTTGTCCAAGATGCCATAATGACCAGCTACATTACAAGGGTAATTTCTGTCCCATTTGCGGTGCGTACTTAGTTAACAAGTGTACTGACCTTGTTCTTAAATATGATAAGTTTGGCAAACCAATTGAGGTTAAAAAAGGGTGTAACCAACTAGCAGAAGGTAACGCTAGATACTGTATATATTGTGGAAATCCTACTACTTTTAGTGAAAGTGGTTTTTTATCTCCTTGGGGAATAGCTAGAAAAGCTACAGGAACGTATGGAATACTGGATGTTTCACAAGAAGAAGCAGCTGCTACGCTTGAAAAAAACAACCAATAAAAAAGGCACCACTAATGATGAAATATCCATTTAAAACGGAGGATAATCAATTTGACAAAAGCCATTGCATATGCACGCTATTCTAGCGATAATCAAAGGGAAGAAAGCATTACAGCACAACTTAGGGCTATAAGAGCTTATGCCGAAAAGGAAAGCATTATTATTGTCGAAGAATATACCGATGAAGCCAAATCAGCTACTACCGATAATCGCCCGGCTTTTATAAAAATGTTGCAGGACGTTTCTTCAGGAACAGTAGAAGCTGAATTTCTTTTAATTCATAAACTGGATCGGTTCGCTCGGAATCGGTACGATAGTGCGGTCCACAAGAGAGAATTGGCTATGAAGGGGATTCGAGTCGTATCCATAACAGAACCACTGGATGGCAGTCCGGAAAGCATCATGTTGGAGGCTTTATTAGAAGCAATGGCAGAATACTATTCTAAAAACTTAGGCCGAGAAGTAATTAAGGGTATGAAAGAAACAGCTTATCAAGCAAAACATACCGGCGGCAAACCTCCCCTGGGGTATGACGTAGATCCACAAACTAAACAATACATAATAAATGCACAAGAAGCTATAGCAGTAAAATTGATATTCTCCCTGGCTCTCTCAGGCAAGGGCTACGGTCAGATGATAGAGGCTCTTAATTCTCGTGGATTTCGTACTAAAAGCGGACGTTCCTTTGGAAAAAATTCACTCCATGACATCCTTCGCAATGAAAAATACTGCGGTACCTATATTTTTAACAAATCGGCAAAATCGCAGTTCGGAAAAAGAAATAGCCATGCTGCTAAACCAAAAGAGGAATGGATTATAATACCTGATGCTATGCCAGCAATAGTTACACGGGAAGAGTGGGAGGAGGTTCAACAAATAATGGATGGTAGAAAGCAAACCTCTCCTCGATCCAGAGGAGATAATTTGTATATATTAACAGGCAAATTAGTGTGTGGAGAATGCGGCGGCTCGTATGTAGGCTCCAATGCAATTGCCGGAAGGAATAAAACCAGATATTACTTTTATACTTGCACTACCCGCAAGAGAACCAAAGAATGCAGCAATAAGGATATCCGAAAGGAAATTCTGGAAAATGCTGTTCTGGATCAAATAGAGCAAATGTTTTTCCCTGAAAAAATTGATATCATCGCCGAAAAGCTTCTGGCTTTCTATAAGCAAAAAAACGAGGATATAATGGGAGAATTTGATTATATTAATAACAGACTTAATGATATTAATTCACGTATAACAAAACTTTTAGATAGCATAGAAACCGGTACCATTCCATCCGAAATTGCCGGTCCCCGGTTAACCGAATTGAGTCAAGAAAAGAAAACATTAGACCGAAGATTTAGAGAAATACAAATCAGAAATGATGCTCCATTGGATATAGACAAAATAAGGACTTACCTGCAAAAGAACAGGCAAGTCGTAACAGATAGATCAAATTTATTTGCTTGTAAACGTGTAATTGATACCTACGTTGAACGAGTAATAATATATCCTGAAGAAATCGAAATTGTCTTTAAATTTCTCGATTTCGGATTAGCTGGTGGAGGCGGGGGGAATCGAACCCCTTTTAATTGTGAACCTTTCGGCGTTTGTTCACATTACTGTGTTGTTACTGTGTAGCGTGTGCATTTACTGCCACCCACCAGATTGGAGTGATAATATGAAACTAGATATATTTACCCTGTACTACCAGGGCAAACTACTATCAGAAATTAGTGAACTCTCAGCAGAGGAATTAAAACAGATATGTAAAACTCACGGCTTAGATCCATCCGGCAGCTATAAGCGTATGGATCAGGCGCAACTGGCTGATTTTATTATGTACCGGGTGGACTGTATGATAAATAGGGGGGGAAGTATTTTAGGTAGGATAGTAAATACCCGATAAAAACCTGCAAGATATTCTCAAAGAGTTTGGATATTTCAAAAAGAAGTGCCCAAATAAAAATTGGGCACTTCCCTCACACTGTTCTTAATTTAATCCTCGATTGACCATCATCGTCATTCATCATAAGAGTACCTTGTGGTAAATTACATAGTTTTTCTATTTCATCTACTGGTAGCTGCAGATAATCGCAGATGTCTACTGGAGATACTATATTATTGCTTATTAGTAACTCTACTGCTTGATTTAAAAGGCTAGTTTCTTCCGGAACTATATCATCATCTAAAGGCTCTCGTAACCTCATTTTATAATGTGACATTTGCTTGCGAAGATAGAGTATTTGATTATCAGATAGGATCCCCAAATCTTCGCATCGATATATCATAGCAGCGATAGATACTTGCCATCGTCTTTTCAGAGAAACAAAATGATCTAATGATGTTCCCATAACCTCATTTCTAAATGTTTCAGCCGGCAATAAAAATGATGAAGCAAAATGATTAGCCTCCTTTTCTAATTCTTTCAGAACCTTGGAATCACGAAGTTGTTCTTCGGCTACTGTCCCTCCATGTAATAACAAATGCCCTAATTCGTGTACAGCATCGAATCTTGATCTCACTGCCGATCCTTTATCTGAGCTTAGATAAATGAATGGCCTACGACCTCTCCATTGCGAGCAAGCATCAGTTTTTTCGCTATTTGTTTGGGCTCTTACGACTATCACACCATTCTTCTCCAGTAAAAGTGTGATATTACTGATAGGTCCCAGTCCTAATCCCCAATGTTTTCTTGTTTTTATCGCAACTTTTTCTATCTCGTCAAAGCTCCAGAAATCGGCTGAATCGTTTTTCTCAAATTCAGGTAGATTAACAGTTGGAAAAGCAACATATATTTCCAAATAATCAATTATATTTTGAAGCCAATTTGTTCGAACAGTAAGCATATCTCTAGCCGATTGTAATGCACTTTTTAGGCTTCTAAAGTAAATCGTGCTGCAAGGCTTGTTGGGCTTATAATCTTTTGTAAAAAAAGCAGGCGGAAAATTCAAGAAATCTATAATCTGGGACATTATATTGCCACTCGGGCTACCATGCCCCAATTCATAACGTGAAATAGATTGCCTTGAAACACCCACTGCATCTGCCAGTTCCTGTATACTTATCCCCCTTGCAAGCCTAGCTTCCCTTAATCTCTCCGGATACGGAGACGCCAAATTACTGTTCGGGTTCCTCCTTTTTGTCATTTTTCAACACATCCTCAATAAACTTATTAAATTCAACTAAGCTCCCCTCGCTACGAATAACTTCCGTCGGTATCGGATCTACGCGGCGTGGTTCTTTCAAGAGATTTATTGGTTCACTAGCCCACCTCCTTTGGTTCGGATCAGGAATTCCTAGAATTGCACTATATAAAAAATGCCCATTGGACTTATGGCTTAATATCACATAAATAGGCTTACTTGAGTCATTAAACTCTGGATCATGGTCAAATAATCTACCCTGATCGCTAGGCAAAAGCATTTGCCGGTAAACTGCAGGTCGCGGTAAAGATTTTTTTGACTCTACCTGGTTAATGGTTGCTCTACAATTATCGGTAATTAATTCAACATGGCTTGCGTTATGGGACACATTGGGCAGTATATTATATTTTACAGGAAGCTGGTTCTCTTCAATAGCTTGCACAATAGCATATTCTGCAGCTATCTTTCGTAATATACCCAGAGCGTCATTGCCGAGAGCATTCTCTTTTTGGGGCCAGTTTAACCAGGCATTATCATTTTGGCAGGCATTAACTAAACCATATGCTTTCTGTAATGCTGGAACAAAATATGACCGTACGGCTATGGGGAACTCTTTCTTGAGAAATGATTGCCCGTTCAATATGTAATCCTCCAATACCTATATTATTCATCATGCCTATAATTGCATTTTACTTGTTACATGCATTTTCTGCAAGTCTTTTTTTATTTCACTTTAATATTCGCCAATATGACGCAATTTAAAAAGAACAAATGGGTTAGAATCCTTGCATACTCCCAGAAAACCCAAAAAGACCGGGCATTACACCCGGTCCGTTAATCAATCTAATATGTTTTATTCAGGCTTTCGCCCCGGTCAGCCAGCCTCCTCGTTATCGGCTTCATCTCCTACCGCATTCGCCCACTCTTCCCCGAATTTATCTTTAATCATTCTCAATATTGACTCAATCAGTCCCTTTACTTCATCGGGGGTTATCCTCAGTCCATACTCTTTAGTCCTGCCAGATAGCCATTCAGCGGCCTTATCGTACTTATCCTGCCCATGCAAATCTTTATAAGTTTGCTCTACAAACTTTACGGCCAGCAGAGCCAGATCCTGTTTAGTTTGTAGTTCTTTTTGTACCTGCTGCATCTTCTCAACGCCCAGCTTCCTACGTATTAGTTCAACTGCCAGTGCCATCAGAGCCGGTACCAGGATTGCCAGGACGTCATATGCTATTTTTAATAACAGATCTTCATTCATGCTTTATCTCCTCCTTTTATTCTCTCCTCAATCTCCGTAGCGAGTCTGCTCATCAGCGTAAAGGCTAACCAATTTGGCATAGTCTCGCCCAGTTTGTCTTCCCAGTCTCGTGGATTATTTAACAAGTCAAGTCCTACACCATCAGAAAGGTTTTTGATTGCATCCATACCTAAGTTCTTCTGCCATTCTGCAAGCTGTACATTTGCCATAGCATTAGCCACCTCCATTTTAAATTCATTCCAATCGTAGATGCCTCTCACGAAGCCCCGATGACAGTCCTTCCACCCTACAACGTCGTAGTGCAACCATAAATGTTTAAACGGATCAAATCCCCATTCGGTGAATAAGTCAGCAACACGGGTAATCAGGGTACTATATGTTTCCTGCGTCATTCTTCCTTCCCAGTCAATATGACAGCATTCAATACCGTAAAGGTGGTAATTGGGATACCCGCCAAGTTCCTGCAAACACCGATCAGTATATGTTTTGCTGCCAACATGGTAAGCTACTTCGTTTTCAGGGATACAAAGAATAACATCACCATTAAGGTCAATGATCTCATGAGCTGATGCATAAACACCGTTCATGTTGTTAAAATAACTCCTGTTATTCATAGCCGAAGTATTGGGGTTCCCAACCCAGTGAATAGCGGCTCCTATTAATTCCTGTATTGATTTACCGGAACGGGAATACTTGTTTTTATCAAGCCAGGCTTCTATAATCTTATACTTTGCTTTCATAGTCCGCATTCGACACCTCCTTATGATGTGCTGCGTCGCTCTGAGTCTGATATTTATCTGCCCACACAGTTACCATCTCCTGCCCAAAATAGCCACCCAGAATAATAGCTATCAGGTAGGCAATCGATTTGACCAGCTCAAGTGCCTGCGGTTCGGTAATAGCCCGATAGCAGACATAAAAAAAACCTGCCGTAAATAAAATCGCCAACAGGTCTTTGAAACTGAATTGTCGCGGCCTACCATAAAAATCGTTCGGTGCCCTGGGCAATTTTGACATGCTCTATCCCCCCCTATCTCGGCAAACTCTGTATATACCAAATAATAAACCCTCCTAAACCTGTCGCATAAGTGATTAAGAGGGCTTTTATCCAGCTTATTAAGTTATCCATTTTCTTGCACAGCTCTTCGATAATAACTGTCTGCCTTGCATCGCTGTTTTCCAAGTACCTAATCCGTTTGGCATGGTCATTGAGCCGGTTTTCAGTTCTTTCCTGCTCATCCAAATATATCACTCCCTCCCGCCAGAAAGCACTGAAACATAATCCAGAACATTTTCGATAGCTTTACGGTGCCCGGCGCTATAATCATAAGTACTCTGATTATAGCGATCCAGTGGCTCCTGTAATTTAGTTTTTAGCCAATTTATTAGCTGCTGCAGTTCTATTAGATCGCCCCCTTTTCCCCAATAAAAAAAGAGCCCTCCGGCTCAACATCAATTTTTTGTCCAAAATCCACTTATAATATTAGTGGCAAAAGTACATTATGCCATTAAATACAGGATTTGCCTCCTTATTGTTGAATTTAGTAAATATCCGTCTGAATTTTTTCTGAGAGGAGGTGTAATCCATGAATAAGGAAAAACCATCCAATGATAAATCTCAACCAAAAATAATTTCCCCGAAACCAAGGATAATACATGAGGAAAGAGGAGGAACACAACCCTCTATTGCTCCCAACAGAGGATCAGGCGTTACTCCCCCTTCTAAAAAATAGTTCTATAAACCCATTTCATCTAATTTAGCCAAATATTCAGACGTATCGTAAATTTTAATCAGCGTGTTACTATCTAAATGGTAGTACACGCTTTTTACTTTATCTAGATATTCATCCCAATTCTCTACTACGTCCAAGTGATCAAGGGTTAATTCTTTTGGTTCATCCCCCAAAGAAAAGTCCCTCAAAAATCCTTTAACAGATGTACCATCGCTTTTTATTATTTCGATAACTGGTTGCTCTCTGTTATAAAAGCACTTATCCCATGGTGATATTGCTCCTAACATATCTGCTTTCCCTTGTGATTTTCTTAACCAGTTAAAAAACCGATAAAATATCGCCCCCTCTTTCCTTTGCCCCGCTATAATATATCCACTTGCTACTCCAATAAATAAACTAATAATTACATAAAGAATAACAAATCTTAGTGACTGTAACTTAATTGCAATAAATACTAAAGAATTAAGGTCCCAAATACTGGTTAACTTTAATAGAACTAATATTTTATTTATCCCCCACAAAGAAAACCAGGTAAATGTAAAAGTAGGAATATTAAATGCTAATGCCTTGAATATCCATTCATAACTGGAATTATTTTTAGTAAACGATCCAGAAATATTTTTATCAACATACATAGCAACTAACCCAGGCATTAGCATTAATAAAATAACAATTGCTTCCTGCCCCAAAACAAACACCTTCTTCCTGTATATAATTTCACCAATAACAAAGTATTTCCTGCCACTCCCCATAATAGTTAAGACCACGTTTAGAATCCCAATCGCTTGGTAATTTCTGATTTTCACTTGACATATTGATGTTAAATTGTAAAAACGCTTGACCTAATCTAGTCAAGCGTTTTATATTTTAGCCGGAATTTTGTCAAGTATGCTTGCTGCGCATAATACAGGATTTACCTCCTTATTGTAGAATTTAGTAAATAGTTATATAAATTATTTTTCCGAGAGGAGGTGCAATCCATGAATAAGGAAAAACCATCCAATGATAAATCTCAACCAAAAATAATTCCTCCTTCTCCTCCTTCAAAGGGCAGTGAAGGGCAAAAGTGGGAAATTTTTTCTCTCGATTCCCCATCATTTAAGGACAAATCCGAAACCCCTAAAGGGGGCGAATAGAGAATTAATCCAGAAAGGAGTGCGTTTTTATGACAGACCAAAAACAACCAACAAGTAATACCGGGCAAACCGGAAGAAAAAATATTAATGATTCCGTTGATTCCCCTGGATTACGGAGAAAACCAGATAATCCACCGCCGAAGAAATGATTAACTTTCATTAAGCATACCTTCGGCGCTCATTGCTTCATTAACTTTGTCTGGATCAAACAGTCGTACCACAACTCCAGATCGTGTATCTGTGTATACTTTTATTACTGGAACTTTGTAATTCTTAACTATCGTTGTACAATCTTCAATATCATCAAGAACCAAATTGCGTTCCGGTTCTGACGGCCGGGACGCTTTTCTTATACATCCAATAATCTCTTTTTGAGGATCACCCAGTTTACTTATGCCAACTACCTTTACGCCATAAGGAACAATAAACTCAGCCCAAACTGTTGTCATTTTGGAAAACCTCGATAAATTTCGTTTTCCTCTCACCCCGTTCACTAATGCTAAAAACTTATCATAAATTTTCCCAGTCACAACATAGGCAATTAAAAAACTTGTGATTGATGAAATTAGCAAGTACCCCACCAAAAAACGGATGTTATCTGTATAGTTTTGGATTTGACTTAAATCACTTATGTAAGTTAACTTGTATACCTTATGGTTTATAAACGCCACTAAGTTATAAAGAAACAAATTCAAAACAGTTACTGGTACCCACAATAAAACGCTTATTGCTGTCATCTCGTAAAAATTGTGTTTTTCTGATGGTTCAACCCCAAAAGCCTTCATCCAATAATAGGCTAGTAATCCGGGTAAAACAAAAACAAGTGTTGCTAAAAAGTTCTCCACATTCTCACTCCTTTATATATAATTTCAATGTGCATCCTTTTTTCCCTGCTGGTAATCATCAACTTAATTATACTTGACCAGGCAGAAAGTTTGCTGCGCATAATAGTCCTACTGCGACATTAATTTCTTGTTCAACTATCGCTATTTCCGTTAGTTAAATTACGCAGAAATTTTTCCTTCGCTAACTAAATAGTCAAAAAACAATTTTAACCCTTCGCTGTTAGTTGCATTTTTCATTTCCATCGCTGTGGAAAATTGTCCAAAATTTTCTTGAAGATAATTTACCGATATAGTGCCTTCCACCCATTCATTATTAATTTTACCCGCATAAGGACAATAAGTTTCACTATTTGAGTATTCTAGTAATTCCTCAAAATTCGTCATTTTAAAATGCTCCTTTCTTAATTAAAATAACTTCATAAGTATGATCAACTGCGCCTTCATTTTTAAGGTAAAACATACATTCTTTGTTAACTACATCCTCCATTTTTGTGGCACTCCGAAAATTAAACATAGTTGTAGTATCGTTTATTAATGCGATTTGTATATATAGAGCACTTATTCCCCCTAGGGGGTCACTGAAAGGAGAATAATACAATTTAATACCTTGCCCCCCTTCACCGTTTCCCGTATCTATTCTTCGAACCCGTAAAGCGATACTTTTACAATCTGAAATATCAGTTTTTGTATCTTTTATTAATGAAGTTGCTCCAGCTGTAATAGAAACCGTTGCTGCAATTTCAGTCTCCGTTATTACTGGCACATTACTTCCCGATAGTTCAGTACGAATTGCTTTTGTTCCACCTGATAACAAATCACTTAAATTAAATAAAGACATTTTATCCCTCCTTTAAAAAACATTATTTTCAGTTAAAGTACCTGCAATCGACGTTTTTTTATCACTTCCAATTCGCATTAACCCCAAACCATTATTCTGCGTTAACTGTGGAGTAATTAAGTTGCCATGTTCGTCAACTCGCAAATCAGTAACCGTTATACTGCTCTTAGTTAAATCAAATAAATAAGTAGTTAATAAATCAAATTCTCCCGCCTCATCAAATTGGTGTGTATCATCTAATTGGTATGTATCGTCTATTTGTTCCGCATCATCATAAGATGGTTCTTGCGTATAAAGATTCCCTGCAATTTTAAGATTATGGCTACCATCTATTCTTGCCACTATGCTCAAAGCCTCACCCCCTATGCTGTATAAGTAATATCTAAAGAGTTTTGACTTGAATTATATGCAAGTTTAAATTTACTCCCTAGACTTACACCGCTAGCGTTCGACATTGTTAAATCACCTGTCATTGTCGCACCTACTAAATTCGCTTTTTTATCTAATTCAACTTTTAACCCTGCTGGGTGGACTGCTCTTGTGCCATCTGTACCAGTTGTAGTTTCTGCCGCGGTTGCTAATTCAACGTGACCTGCTTGTGCTTCTGACGCTTCATCAGCCTTATGCGACACAAGATCGTTTATCCAACGACCAGAACCAGTAGTGGGCTGCACAATCGAATTATCGTCTGCTGCTAATATGCTGGTGCTGTCAAACCTGTAAAAACCAAGGCTTTTTACTATTATTGTGATATTGTCTGGCGTATTTGTTGTATTTATAGCCTTTAATGCTGTAAGGTCCGCGACTGCACCGAGAGCTATTTTTTGGAGGTCACCAATTTCGGTATCAATAATATCCCAGTTATCGTTAAGCATTGTATCAATATTAAAGGTATCATTCCCGTCAGCAGTAGGGTCCTTTTTATATAATGCTATATTAGGTGTATTGCTTGCCAACTTAACCCCTCCTAAAGCACCGGTTCAAACGGTGCAAAGTCCGTCAACTGGTGCATTTCCATGTCATTTAGTGTTATGGTGTTGTGGATCTCATTAATTAATAGGTATTTATACTCGTATTGAACTGCCAGGTGAGCTGGTTTGATGTCCTCTATAGCATCCATCAAATCTTGTAGGTTTGGTGGTGCGCCTAAGGCATCTATAAACTTGACAATAAAACTATAGCTCGCTGTATCTTCGATAACCTCGACAGTGCCGTAAACATACGATTCAGCTACATTTTTTATTAAATTTACGGTTAAAGTACCAATACCTCTGATCTTGGATATAATCCTACTCCGCCGTTGACTCAAAGGTTTTCCAGCATACGAACTTAAACCTAACATTTGTTCCCATAAGGTCAGCCCTATCTCAGTGGCCGTCTCCACGTAGAACTGGTTTAAAATATCCCGAATACCGGCTCGGACATCATCAGATTCTTCCCCCTCAGCATTCAAAATAGATAAAATCACATTACTATTTCGTAAAAATACCGGTATGTAAGTTTTCATTACATCATATCTACTCACCCAAGCTCACCGTCCCAACTATAGCCACCTCTGTATCATCTATAGTCACATTTGCGGTACCTAAATTAAGGGTTAAGCCTGTATAATCCAGCACACCACTTGTATCCAACAGCAGGCTGCCAACCTGAGCATAGCTTACATAATCCTGTTCAAAAGCTATCCCCTGCAAATATGATTCCAGGGATACTTCAAAGGCGGTCTGTACATCGGCCAGGATAGCTTCAGTAGCAAGGGTCACCGTTGCACTCACATCTATATCCAACCCGCTTGCACTCGCTACCGTTACCGTTGCACCTATAGGACGTACATCATCTATATAACCTGACACATCTGTAACAACTTCGCTGCTTGCTGGCTGTTTATCGGTATCGATTATTACCACTTTTACGGTTCCGGCACCATTCCATATAGGAAATACCTTTGCATCCCCTATACCTGATACCTCTTTGGCCCACTGTTTATAGTGAGCACTGTTACCGCTTGTGGCTGGTTCACGGACTGCTTCAAGTAGTCTCTCTAGGAGTGCTGCATCTGTTTCCTGATCTGTACCTCCAGTAGTTGGAGCAGCATTTGTAACTGCAGTTACCCCAGCAATCGATACTGGAATATGAGTTATGGCTGCAGTTGGTACATTGCCGCTGGATCCAGTAGATACTGCCTCCACTATAGCATCTACTTGGCCAGTCTCATCAATAGATATCTCTACAGTCGTTTCAAACTGCACTCCTGCACCAGTAGAAAAGAGTGAACCATCTGCTATAACAGCCCCTTCGCTACCTGTTATAGTTACCTGTCCAGTGGCTTTAGTAGCTACCTTCCGGGTCAATCCATGCTCACCGGCTCGATAATCAAGGTACTGGCCATATGTAGTCTGCGCAAATCCATACTGCAATACTAGGTCCATCTGTATATATGCTTGAGCCAGTTCAAGAGCAGCAGGAGCAAGAGCGTCATAAAAAAAAGACCCCTCAGACTTGTCATATTCGTCAGGGATCTGCGACAGCATTCTTTGTAATATCTCTTCTTTTGTTTCAGCCATTTTAGAATATTACCTCCTGGTCAATAGTTCGGTTATCTTTTAATATGGTTGTGAAACATATCTTTGAAGTAGCAATTTCTTGGCTTGCTCTAAAGTTTTCGATTCTTGATATTTCAGGATGCTTTAACATTGTTTCGGTTATTTCTCTTTTAAGCTCAGACTGAATAAAACCTACCGGGTATCTTTTCCCCATTATCAGTTTTTTTATAGTTACTCCATATTCATCTTCATTGGTATTGTCTTTTTCGTAAATTTTAAACTTGAATTTATCAGTTCGCAGTACCTTTTCAACCCATATTTTAACCGCCTCAACATCTCCGACCTTTACCATTTTTCCATCCTGTAAAACAAACTCATTTTTCTTAAAGTCAAACAGAAAACTTATACCTAATGTTTGTTTTTCTTCTTTCGTTATTTCAGAAGATACGGTATCTAAATCTAAGCTAGGAAACATGCCATCACCCCTTAGAGCTTAGTTATTCTATCTATGATAAACCAGGTTTGCTCATCTGCTGTATGAATTAATAAAACGTCATCCCCTGTTTTGAGGGTGTCTGTTAGTTCGATGGTTCCTGCTGCGACCTCGGTTGTGTACTGCCTGGTATAACCCGATACAACATGATCACAGCAGTACAGTTGCTCTTTGTACAGAAGTATGTTTCCGTCAATTATACTAACCTGCAGATCAGGGGCTGCGGATACGACTTTCCCTACCACACTCCCTATAAGGGCTTTGTTTTCTCTCTCCTTAAACAACTTGGCCAGTTCTGTATCCCATTTGCCTGGCATTACACCACCTCCTCTACACCCAAGGACATTTTATGAATCGAATTGTTATAAGTGTGCGTGCATTCCTTAACTAAATAATTTCCGCTAAGCCCGAAGATACCATTGTTGATGGTTAATATCCGGGCGCTTCTTACTGCATCATCCCCTAATAACTCTATGCTGATATCCTGCTGCACTTTGTTAAGCTCAGCCAGCTTGTTATTTGCTATGTTACTGGCCTGCGAAAAATCCGCATCGTCGATGCTCTCCACATCTTGCAGCAATCCGTATTTTGCAATACTGGCCTCATCCGTAACTGCAGTTACTATCCTGGAGCTTTGTTCGTCGCCAGAAGTGATCTGTATGCTGTTACGCAGGGCCTGTATGCTCTCTTTTTTGTTTATGCTGCCTATGGCATCCGTAATATTAAAGGCAGCTAAGTTCGGGGCAGGCTGAAACGTAGCCGTTACAACCAAATCCACATAGCTCTCTATGTGCAACTTGCCAGCTCTCATTTCTAGCCTGTATTTTACGCCGAGTTCATTAGTGGCTTGATTTAACAAATCCTTGATAATTTCTGCAATGGTTTTATCCTTATATATTTTAGTAATCTGAGTTGTTATACTCGTTATATTTCCTACGGGTACGTTGAACTTGTTACACAGCTGCTTGACTGCATCCGTAGCTGATACCTTACGGAATTGAATAATTGTTTTTGACTGATTAAGATAAAAAGCATAATCAAATGCAGTTATGCTTTTTTTGTATCTCTCCGTCGATAGATCTGTAATGATACCCCTAAATACTTCTGTTGAATTATTGGTGAGTATCACCTTGTCTCCTAGCTCTATCAAGTCATAATCAGCCAGGTATTTGTCTTCTATATTCCTTGCAGCATCAAAGGTTAATTCCATTCCTAAACTTTCTAAGCTGTCCCTCCAGGTTAAATTGGCGCTTAAAGCAGTAATATTTAATTTCTGGCCGGTGTTCTTAATGAGAAAAAGGGTGTACTTATCAATCATAACTACACCACCTTTACGAATCTATATTCTTTTAGCACCAGGCTATATCTTATGTCCCCGTTTCGCATAAGGCCGTAAGTGAAAGTATCGATTAAGCAGGCCATGTTGAGCCATTCTAAGTCGTCTTTTAAGCTCATCACAATGCGTATGGGGACCTTCGCTGCACGCCATTTATTTAAGAATTCTACATACGCCCATCCGTCGCTGTCGCTGCCTGCTTTAAGCCAGGCATAATCGTGCGTAGGGAATAGTGAACTAATAGATAAAGTTCTGAGCCCCATGTCCCCTATAAGATTTAGAACCCCCGCATTAATCGTTTGAAATTCTTCGTTGTTTTGTGGGTTTGTTAGGTCCGTATCCGCGGGGGCAATAGGAAACACCAGCACTTCTTCATTGTTGTTTGCGCTTATAACTATATTCAAAAATCCACCCCCTCCTATGTCATAGTAACATTCCCGAGCTGCTTTTTAGTTTTCAGCAATATTGCGTTACCGAGCTTATTTATTAAGTCGTCTTCCCCGTACACGTTTCCGTATATATTGACAACCAGCGGCGGGTTTTTGTCATCAGCCTTGTTGATCGGAGTATTATTGTCGCTCTTACTGCCTACAGCCGGCCGGTTTATGTCAGTAATCTTGTTGATTGTGTTAGTAATCTTGTTGATCGGAGTATTATTGTCGCTCTTATTGCCTACAAACCTGTTTGCTAGGTTTATTAAACCTTGTGATCGCTTTGTGCGTTTCAAAGGAATAGCCATCTCCGGGCCTGCCTCGCCAAAAATAGAAGGCTTTGTTGCTATGCCTCCTCGCGCAAAGGTAGGTATTTCAGGTATATTTACACCAACTTCTTTTCCGCCTATAACGGGGATCCACTCGGGGACCTGAAAATCTAGTTTGTTAATGCCCCTAATAACTAAGTTGACACCTGTTATAAGGAAGTTTATAAAGCTCTTAAAACCCGAGGTAACATTATCCCAAATATCAGAAAAGTATTTCTTGATAGGTGCAAAGGCTAACTTTATTCCCTCCCACAGCTCTGCTGCTTTCGCTTTGATTTTATCCCAGTTCTTATATAGCAAATACCCTGCCGCGACTAAGGCTACTACTGCTATAATGATCCATCCAAGGGGGCTCAAAGCCAGTGTCCCATTTAAGATGAGCCAGACAGTGTTTAGCGCCATTAAAACTGTTTTAGCGATAGAAATAGCTTTTACAACGGTGTATATGGTACCCGCAATTACCAGAATGAACTTTATAACTTCCTTATGCTTTTTGACAAAATTATAAATTCCTTTTGCGGTTTTTATAATTTTATTCACTGTTTCTGTTACTTGTTTACCTATTTTTTCAAAAGTACCATCCTGCTGCCACTTTTGGAGCTGATCCGCAGCCTGTTTAATTTTGTCTTTTAGCTGCATATGTAAACTGCCCTGCTTTATCGTGCCGTCCTCTTGCATACCCACGATTTTAGCAAGGCTAGATTTTGTCACACCGGTTATCGTACTCCATAACCCCTTTGCAGTTCCAGCCAGTTTATTTGCTCCGCCCTTAAACTTCTTTTGCATAGTAGCCTGAAGTATTTCTTCCATTTTGATCTGATCCACTACTTGTCCTTTTTTATTGAATACAACATCAGCACCGTATTTCTCCTCCGCGGCTAACATTAAGTCATTTTTTTTAATTCCAAACTCTTTTAGTCTTTCCCATTCTCCCATAACAGCATCAGCCATTGCTTCGGTAGCTTGGTCAATGGATTTATTGGTACCACCAGCCATATCAGCTATATCAGCCAACCATCTTTTGCTACTAAGTCCGTACGCTTCCATTTTGGCAACTGATCCAACAACTTCACCTGTTTCAAATGGTGTCTTATTTGCGAATTTAACTGCATCTGCCATTAGAATGCCTGCTTTTTTAGTATCCTTTACCGCGGTCTCAAGCTGCACCTTATAGCCTTCCATATCAAAAGCTTCTGAAAAGCCTGCCTTAATTGCTAATCCCCCGACTACTCCGACCATTGCGGTTGCAGCCTTTGCCGTATTTTTCACCATTTTGTCTACCGTTCGGGTGGTTGTTCTGCCCCATCTACGCACCTGGTTCTGTGCCCGTTGCATTCCCCTGCTGACATTTTGCACATTGTGACTAACACGAACAAGAGGATTTGAAATACGATCCCGTAAGGATAATATAGTTGCTATTTGTCTGCTTGCCATAGGATCACCCGCCTCTTCTAACTAGTTAGTGCTTTTAGTCTCATTTCATCATATTTAACTCTTTGCTCCTGCTGGAACATCATTGATTCAAGAAAAAATATTTTTTCAGACGCGCTTAAATTCAGGAGATAATCTATATTCATGCCCTTGTCGAGATAGTAAGAGATCCAGTACAGGTTGCCGCCTTCATTCCCACTACCTCTTATTAGTTTTTTATTTCTTGTTCCGCCTGCTCCTGTGCCTTTGCCCCTTCAAAAACATCCATGATTTTACACGCAATATTCATCGCCCCCTGAACTCCAAATACTTTAGTAACAATATCTAAGGGGTCCTTAATTTCTAGTGCTTCGTGTAATTCTTTATCCTGCAAAAAATCACAATTCGGATATATCAATTCTTTAGCCGCTTCAAGCATCATGGTCATATCCTGTCCTGTTACATTCTCATTTTCATCTGTCGTAATAGCATTAGCTACTTTGTCCATGTATGTTAATATTTCATTTTCTGTTGGTCTTTTGAAGGTGATCTTTCCATAGCCTTCTACTTCAATATCTTTAAACATCAATTTGTTCTTATTTTTTTCTATCGCTTTTCTTCTAAAATCTTCGAGTGTTAGCTTTTTATTCATATCCACGCTCCTTTTTACTTTTTTACAAAATTTAGAAGCCCTAGAATCATACCTAAGGCTTCTAAAAAGTTCTTTTAATACTATTGCAACACCTCGTATGCACTTGCCTTTAGCGGCAGTTCTACTTCAGTTATAGCTCTTTTTTCAAATTGAGAAAGCGGAAATTCATCAACTGTAACTCCTTCATATTTTACGCGCTCTATTTTTCCAGTAATAGGGTTTTCTTCCTTAATAATCATGCTGATGTCAAGTGTACCGTCCATATCCTCTTTAAGATCCTGCAATATCTCTTCATTTCCTGTTTTTCTCATGGTTACCGAACCAGCAATGCTAAAACCATTTGGCACCTGTATTATTCCGTTCCCCTCGGGGTCAGGAATTTCTTCATAATTGTTAGTGCGTTTCATTTCCGCCTTATAGCAATCTGCATATCTCTTATCATTGATCCATATTTTGCCTTTGTTACCAGTCCAGTATTTATTGCCTTTGGACATCTTCCTCACCCTCTCCTTTTACATGTAGATTACAAAGTCCAAATCTTCCATGGTGTTTAGGATTTTTATATTTGCCTTTAGATAAACGCTTGTCCCGACAGTCATTTGCATTACTTTTTCATCCGTCCAGCTGTCCACAACTTCTTGGCCATACTTCGGATAATTAGCAATGCGCTGTTTCTCGATATCCACCGTGTTCCTGTTTTCAAAGTTTGGATCAAGTAAATTGTCCATTGCCAGGCTTTTGAAATAACCATTTAAAGCGCTTATTAATAGCATTTGATTGTCTAGGCTATTTTTATATTTCCCTTTATAGAAATTCTTCCAGGTCGTGTATATATCGCTATAGATTAAGTCCATCACTTCTACAATTAGAATAAACTTCATCTCATCCGTTACGCCTTCGCTCGTGGTTACTAAGCTATTTACCCCTCTAGCAACCCTTACTTCTCCCTCATCGTTATAAAGAGTAAACTCGCCTAAATTAACAGCAGCCTCTATGTCAGCTGGTTCAATTACGTTTTCAAACTTACTAAGAATTTTAGCAATTGATGATATATCTAAGGATAATCCTGCCAGATACCCTAACAGGTAAGCAATTGCCTTATCCCCGGTTTGACTGTCTCTATCATCCTCGAATGTCACATTGGTATTGGTAAAGTTAACAATATGCATGCAGTCAGGGGTTGTTGCATCGAATACTAGTGCCTTATACCTCTTGTTGTCATTAGTGTTAGCTGATTTTACAAAACTAACAAGGCCATCATGGTCTGCTGTATCTCCTCCTGCTATTCCAATCCAGCAATTCATAGGCACTTTGCCCTTAATCTCTGCTAATAGATCCGTTAACACTCCGTCAGTTACACCCATCCTAGCAACAATAAGTTTTTCAGGAGTACCTTCCAGAGCATCTTTCAGATACTGCAGGTTATCGGCTGAATATTTAACTATTTCTTCACTCGTTAAATCCGCGATACTCGTATATTCAGCAAAAGTAAATGTATTATCTGTATCATCTTTTATAATTAATACTGCTGTGCCTTTGCTACCCCGCTGGATAGCACTTACCCCAAGTCCTTCAAAAACAATACTGATCTGAGGTAATCCTATATCTGCCACAATACATCATCCTTTCTTATTGGTCGTAATCCAAGTTTTCCATTAAAGGCACATCGTCTGGTCTGTCGTAATCTTCCGACAACTTAATGTCAAAGTAATAATGTAGCACTTTATCGATTATGTCCGTCTCAGCTTCTTCGACCTCCACTTTTGTATTTGTGTCAATTTCTATCATGTTTTCTTTCAAAAACAAATCATTGAGATCATCCTGTATATTCAACAGTTCAATCCTATTACGATTTTTATCCTCGCTAAAATAGTACAATCTTACCGTTATTTTCCTATCTAATGCCTCTGCCATGAAATCCGCTGCGTTCAAATTATCGAAGGACACAAAAAAAGAAGGTCTTGTTATACCTTCTTCTACATTTTCAGATATCACCTCAACTTTGGGGAAAGTGGTTTTCAACCGCATTACTATAGCTTTATGGATGTCCTTATATTTTACAATTTTCATTTCCTCCTTTTATCAAAGACCGTGATTGTTCAAAAGATCGTCTATAAAACTTCGGCAGTCCCCAACATACTCATCCTGAAAGGCTTCTTCCGCCTTTTCCATGAAGTGAGAACCCTCTTTGAAGCCAAACTCTTCTCCATTTTTATCTACAATTCTATGGCCCAAGTCTAACAGATGCGCATGGGGTGCACTATTATAGGCTCTTATAGCCATAGCAGAATCAAATTCATATGGCTTTCCACGCTTAAAACCTTTCAGGAAATTACCCGTCTTTTTGCCGATGCCAGCCCTTTTGGCTTGTTTTTTATTTTCCCTTTTCAACTTTGTCCCTTCCTTACGAAGGAACTTTTTTGCGTGTCGCCCATTTTCTAAATCTTTTGCTGCGGATAACAAATCTCTTTCAAAATCATCCAAATCATTACGTGCCATATCACTCAATCACCTCTTCGCAAAAAATTTCTAATGTTTCATTTTTAAAGTAAGGATTGAGAATATATTTAATATCAAACCTATGTCCTTTAAACAGAATGTACATATCTTGCTTTATATCTTTCCCTGCACTATATCTAACAATTATTTTATGTGTAGTGTTAGATAGTATCGTATCGGCTGGCGCAGATTGTAATTTAGCTGTTTGAGGTATTATGGCTGCCCAGATCGTATTTATTTTAGTATTAATGTAATCTGTTTCGCCTAATTCGTTTTCTACTTTTTTCCTACCCCAAATTTCAATTCTGTGTCTTAGCTCGCCCGGGTTCACTCTACCACCTCCGAATCAGGCTGATAACAATAATTTAGCTGGGCCAACATACTTTCTACAATCGGCCTAACCTTGTCACTCGCTTTTCCCACATGTTCCCGGTTTTCATACCAATCAGTCACCAGAACCCAGCAAAAAAGTTTAGCTAAGTTATTAGTACTGTCAAAAGTATTACCCGTTGCGTTTTGCAAATAGGTTTCGGCAGCATTTATAAGCGATGTTATTAGCACTTCATCTTCGGTATCATCTACTCTCAGATATTTTTTTATTTCTTCAAGCGTAATAATCATATACTACCACCCTAATAAACACTCCCCAGCGAAATTCTGCGCCAGTTTGTATCGGCCACTGTGTTATCATCGATAGCAACGTAAAGATAATTTTCATCAAAGAACGCAGCACCTTTATTTGCCTCAGTTGCGTCAACTCCGCCCATCAAATTAGTTTTTGCCATCGCAGTAACAATTCCAGCACCGGTATTCTCTGCAGCATTCGCTACTGTTACCAAAGCAGCTGCATTTTCATTAGCTTCTATAGCTGTCTTAATATCTGAAGCAGTTGAAGTAATAGCATTTTCGGCATATGCAAGAGTTAGTACAATATCGTTATCTGTTACACCTACAGCTATATCTCCTGCTTCGCCAGGATCAACGTAAATAATACTGATACTATTACCATCCACACTTTTTGTTTTGGCAGTAAATAAAAGGTCGTTATTGTCACCAGTCAATGCAGTAGTTAGGACTGCAGCAACTGCGTTTACCGGCGTTTTTTCTTCCAGGTTATCATCAATAATCCCGCCGGATTCAACTTTGATTCTACCGCCGGTCTTAACTAAAATTTCACCACTAGAATCTACTACTAACTGGTCTGCCCCCTGGGGTTTATAGATTTTTGCATTCATAAAATGACTCCTTTCGTCAAAGTAAAAGTAAGAGCGGGTTTCCCCCGCTCTTATTAACTAATAGTCAACTGCCCATAAACAACAGCTTTATCATCCCACTTCTTACAATCATCACGAACAATAGTGCGAAGATCAGTAGTATCACGCTTGAAAGCATCTCCGCCTTCTTTAGTTGATGCCAGCTCATATTTACCGCGGGTAAAAAGTACAATTAACTCCTTAAAATTCCCCATAATTATTGGAGCTTTTGCAGTAGGAGGCTCGGAACTTGGCAAGTAACGATTAGCAGACACCGCTACAGGTAAACCTTTGAACAATTTACGTCCAGGCTGGGTAATATCATCCTGCAGCAAAAAGCGTCCGTTTCCATCGACCTGTTCATCCAGCCAGTTATAACCATCTTGGTTGGTTAGCACAACACCGCCGGCAGTAACCAGAGCAGGATCCAAGTCAACATTAATAACTTTTTTAACAGCTTTTAAATCACCCAGATCCTTCTTCTCCAAAGCATTTAGAATTGCAATAATTAACTGATTCTTAGTTACTACGTGTTTCTTGCCAATCCATTTACTGATGTATGCCAGAACATTCTGGTCACTATCCCGTAAAAGCTCATTAGTAATCGGCAAAATACCCGCACGTTTTACTAAGCTATAGGTAACAGGTACAAATTTAGGATTATCCATCTCACCTATAACTTCGTATTCATCCACAACTCCAAATGGAGTCATATCTTCATCTTTTTCAAGTACCCGTGATCCAGACAGAGTATTTACATGCTCAACCCGAACATATTTTGAAAGATCGTTCAAAGTTCTCATAATCTTATTGATTTGAGTCTGAATATCCTGCGGCACTATCAGAGTAGCATCACCATCAGGATCAGCTGTCACTCCACCTTCGTGTAGAGTAGCCCTAGTACGGTATTCATTTATAACGCTGTAATCGTCAGCACTTACTCGCTGTCTGCGAACTCCCCGAAGAAATACCCGGGTATATTCGGCTTCCAACTCAGCATCTTCACGTTCACCGACAGGAGTACCCTCATCAAATTTGGGATCTTCTGCTGCTTCCAGTTCCATTTGCATATTCACTTTCTTTTGTAAAGCTCTGACTTCTTCCATAGCGTTTTCAGCATCTTCAACTTTATCTTCAGCTAAGAACCCGCGTACTTTTGCTTTCTTCACCTCAAGTTCCTGCAAGAGTGCTCTTAATTCCTTACTCAATTTAATCGCCTTCCTTTCCAATAAAAAAGAGCTGTTATAGCTCTAACTCAAGCGCCAGGGTTCTTTTTTTCAGCTCTTGTTCTTTAGCTTCTACCTCCTCATCTGGACCCGGCTCCAGTTCACTTGGTTCCAGGAGTTCCTTCGGTGTGTTTTGGTACCGGGCCAGAATGGACTTATCAGCACAGGCTGCTACCTGTTTGGCTTCCTCAACTTCATCACAGAAACCGTATTCCTTACACTCATCAGCAGACAGCCAGGTTTCAGCATTCAAGAGTTCTATCAACTTATCTCGTTCGATACTTGCCTTGCTCTCATAAGCCTCAACCATGGATCCACCTATTTTATCTAAATCATCAGCTAACTTTCTGAAATCCTTAGCATTCCCCACAGCAAAGGTCCAGGGATTATGGATCATCATCATAGCATTCTTAGGCATAGTCACTATATCCCCGGCCATGGCAATAACACTGGCAATACTGGCTGCAACTCCATCTACGTATACCTGCACCTGTGCGTTATGCCGCTTTAAAATGCTATGTATAGTCTGCCCGGCAAACACATCACCACCCGGACTGTTGATATAGACATTCAATATATCAATATCACCCAAGGCATCCAGGTCATCTTTAAACTGTTTTGGAGTAACCTCATCACCCCACCAGGATATATCTGAAATTTCACCGTAAAGCGTTAACTCTCCGGTTTTTTCGTCTTTCGCTTTAAAATTCCAGAACTTCTTAATCTTTAGCACCATTATCACCGCCCTTCTTGTTATACTGCTTCCCGGCCATTTCAATGGGCATCATATTACCATTGACCAGGAGCCGATCACCACCGTCTTTTGCTTCTCTTTCTTCCAACTCTCGCGCTTCATTTGGGGTTAAGAAACCAGACTGAATACCCACCCTGTAACTTTCGTACCGGGTTTTTTGATCAGCCCGTAAGATCGCATTAACATTGAAGCGAATATAATACCCTTCATCTAATTCTCGCTGAATAAAAAGCTTGTATGTCAGTTCTTGTTCGTATCCTGTTAGGTTATCCATCAAGGTATCAATATAAAATTCTTTTTGTTGCTCAGCTATGTTTGTATGTGTAGCCCTCTCCAGATCATTAATCTGGTGATTCTTTACACCAAAAGCTGCAGCAATCTGTTTAATGGTTAACTGAGTATTCTCCAAAAACTGCGCATCGGCCATCGTTAAGCTGACCGGCTGGAACTGGTACCCAATAGGCAGAAGGCTCACCCGATTGGCATTTTTAAGTCCGCTGGACATCTCTTCAAACTTTTCCCGGAAATTATTTTTTGCTTTCTGGTCTAAATCACCTACATAATGGATTATCCCCTTCGTTTGAAGCCCAGTTTTAAAACTGTTATTGAGGTATTGGCCGGCACTCCCAGCGTTTTCTATGGTGCTCTTTAACTGCTCCAGTGGAGTCATTCCTACTATTCCGTCACAGGTTAAACCCTTAAAATGCAGTATCTCATCAGGTTTGATCTTGTATTCAGTGCCGTCACGGCCTGTATACACGTACCATAAACCTCCATGACCTGGCAGCAAACCTGCATTGTCAACATAGATCTTCATCCGACTACTCTCCAAAGGGTAAAGCTCCTGCACCCGGCCAGCATTTCGCCCCGTAGCAGCCACATCTATCCAAGCGTAAGCATTACCATATAGATTGCGCTGTACTTCCAAAGCCTTAAAAAAATCTCTCGCACTCATCCAGGGATTGGGCCGTGTTTTCAGAATTGGTACTAAATAGTGCCCAGATGCACTCTGTTTACCTTCTTTATCCTGATACACTTTTACTGGCAGCTTTCCAACCGCATCAGCTAGTATCCGGATGCAAGCAAAAACAGTGGCTTCCTTAAGCGCGTTTTTACCCTTGTAATTTGTGGTGGTAGGATCAATTCCCAGCCACTCCAAAAGTGTAGGATCATTTAACGTTACTGGTACTGCTGTTTCAGCTCTTATCTGGTTAAACCACTTACTCCAAAATGCCAATATGTACACCTCCTAACCCCAGAGCTTATCCAGGAATTCTTCTTCCGCATATTCGGAAACATCGACAACTACCTTATTAGCCATGGCCAGTTTATGCGTGTCAATCACCGCATCAATCGGATCAATACGCTTTGTCTTGAGATCCTTATTAATTTTGATTTCCCCAAAGGAATTAGATACTGTAGACGCATTCGCCATTGACCAAGAAAGCAGCTTGTTGTCTTCGTCATAGATCACATTCCCAGCATAAACTTCCAAACGAAAATCTACAGTTGCATCATTCAGGTTACGGGCACTTTGTGTAATCTCCACACAATCTACCCCAAAATCCTCCAGGTCAGATAAAAAGGCATCTGCATTATGTGGATCATAAGCGATGCCTTCAAGCTTAAGGTCATATTCTTTAATTAGTTTTTTATAATACGCCATAATGTATTTATAATCTGTCTTTATCCCACCCAGTGTTTCCGTTACAGTCAATAGCTCTGCCCGAATCCACATATCATAAGGCGCGTTATCGGTCTTGATATGTTCCTGGACCCGCATCTTTGGAATAAAGCTGTGGGAATGAATGTAATATTTTCTCTCTCCCTGAATATCCAGAGGAAACTCAAGTGCGCCCGAAGTTAAATCTCCTCCGCTGGAAAGGTCAAACCCTAAGTAACATTCTTTGCCCCGCATATCTTCTAGATTAGTCTTGCTACCACATTTACTCCATTTCCCGATATCCATGTATTGGTCTTCCGTAAACTTAACCCAAATGTTCAGAGATTTTGTCATGAAGTTTCTTAACTCTTCACCCTGCATTTCCTTAGCTTTTATGGCATCTGCTCGTAAACTGACCAAAGTCTCAGGAGTCCACAATGGATTCGCTTTAGGCCATACTTTCTCGTCAAATATACCATCCTTTTTCTTAATATCTTTTTCGTCAAGCTCGCAGATAAAAACAAATTGCGTTTCATCATTAACCACACCATAAAGTATATTTTTGCAATATTTATATAACTCATAGCATGGTCCGTTTAAATCAAATCCTGCCGTAGTGATAACGGAGATAAGACACTGTTTTAATTTTTTAGTCCCATCTACCAGAAGCTTATACATCTGACTATTTTTGTGCAGGTGATACTCATCCACTGACCCAAAGTAAGGTCTAAAGCCATCTATTGATTTTGTATCACGTCCTAAAGCTTTTATCTCACCATAAGTTAAATTGCATAGAATAGTACTCACATAATCTTTTATTGTAAACAGGCCGGCGGTATATTTATCTCCTGCTAATTCTGGATCTGCATTTATAAATTTATAGCATTCTTTTAAAACTATTTTTGCTTGAGCTTCCTTTGTTGCGGTTGCATATACCTGTGGATATTGGTACCCATCAAAATTACCATAGTAAAGAGATGGCACTCCATTCCCTAGTGATTTTCCATTCTGCCTAGCTACTTGTTCATACGAGGTTCTAAATCTCCTGTACTCGGTATCTTTGATTACCCAACCATTCCATGAGCCAAATATAAAATCCTGAAAAGGATATAACCTGAGCGGTCGTGGATCGTCTCCTTCCGCCAAGGTAAGTGTTTCAGCAAAATCAATAATATCCTGTGCTTTTTCCTCGTTCCAGACGTACGGAAAATCAGGAGTACCCTGATGTTCGAGATCTTTTAAATGTCTTTTACAAGCTAGTATTTCAGTTTCCCCAACCGCCCGATCTATTGTTCCACTGACAACATCCTCTGCAAACTTAGTAGGCCTATCAAGCATTCCTGCCAGCACCAAATTTAGCGAATTTACTTGTCGGTTTCTCATCCTTTTGCGGTTTCAGTACATTCTTTACTTTCGCCAGTGGATTAAGGAAAAGCCTATCCTGCATCTTAATCAACATATCCATTTTTTTATTGATCGCGGTCTCAATTCTTAGCAGCCCATCCACTGCAATCATCCCCCGAAGCTGCTGTTTTATTTTGTAGTTAAAGTCTTCAGCTTCTTCGATGTAGCTATCCAGGTCTACGCTATCATACGCGATTTTATCGATTGTCTGGTATGAGTTGATTAATCGTTCATAATCAGCATAGGTTTTGCAATACATTGCCAGCACACCAACATCAGAACTAGATAGTAAATCTGTCCCTTGGACTGCTGCCTCCTTGTATTCCTTAAGTAGCTTTTTCCAACACCCTAATGCCGCCAGGTCATTTTTTACAAATGCTGGCGGCTTCAACTTCTTCAAATCCTTAGTTCCAAGTTTTACCTCAGAATTTTTTCTTTCCTCAATTGCAGTTTTGGTGAGCCTATTCGGGTTGCCTTCAGCAACGTGTAGGCTCACTGGTTTTGCATTTCTGCCCATGGGCTCACCTCCTAAAACCTCATAAAACGAATTTTCGCGGGAGAAAAGAGGGCATGCGGTCGCCGTGTATTAGATTCAAAAATTTTTATACCCGCCCTACCCCTTTCCATGCCTGCGATTATGACATGCGCTGCATAAGCTCACTAGGTTAACAATATCTAGGCGCTTACTCCAGTCTTGACTTATTTCTACTTCATGATGAACTGTATCGGCCGGTGTTATCCTTTCCAACTTTAAACAGTCCTGGCATAGTCCATGGTCCCTGATTAGCGCCTGCTGCCTAACCCTTCTCCATGCCTGGCTTTTATAGAACCTAGCAGACTTCTTGTCCCTTCGCTGCCGGTCATATTGCTTGTGCCGTTCCTGCTTTTGTTCCCCCTCCAGATGCTTATGCTGTCCGCAATATCTTTCACCTAGATTACACAAATTCAGGCATCCTATCTTGTTACATTGTTTTTTAAGTGGCAATTGGCTCGCCTACTTTCTGCCACAAAAAAAGAGCCTAAAGGCCCTTTAACTTTTATTGCATAAATATTCACTTATAAAAAACGGTATCACACATCAATGAACCCTCACAACCGTGGCGTTTGTTCCATTTGATTTAATCAATATTTTTCATTAAAACTGAGCGATTTTAGTTAAAAATGTATAAATATCCAGTTACCCTAAAAACATATTGTGTTGAACTCGTTAGTAGCCTCTCAAGCCGCTATGTTTCTGTATTTACTAGGATTAGTAAAAAGCAATTACACATAACTCTAATATGGGTAATACGAAGGAAAAGCAAAGAGAATTTTAGTAAATCTTAAATCCTTTAAAAGCATGGTCGATATCTTCCTGTTCAATACCAATATAACGAAGAGTAATCTCCGGATGACTGTGGTTAAATATCTTCTGCAAAGTAGCAATATCCTTGTACTGCTTATAAAAATGGTATCCAAACGTCTTTCTTAATGTATGGGTACCCATGCTTTCTATCCTGAATTGTTTAGCTGCATCCTGGAGTATCTTATATGCCATACTCCTTCCTATTGGTTGGTTATATTTCTCCCTACTCTTAATTAGGTAGTCTTCCATATCTCGCCCCCGGCAATAGATAGCTAGTTCCCTTTTTAAGATCGGGTTAATCTCAAAAGTCTTTGCTTTGCCGGTCTTTTTTTCCCGAATTGCTATAGACTTTCGGTCTTTTACATTAGAGATTTTTAGCCGTAATATATCCGATATCCTCAAACCCGTGTAAATCCCTATAAGGTACATGATATAATTACGATCACTTTTATCTTTAAAGTAGTTAGCAATATCCTCAACTAAAGCTGGATCTCTAATCGGCTCCACAAAGTTCACATAACCACCCGCCTCCGTCTGGTTACCACTCTGAGCATGGTATCTTTAAAAAGAGGGTACTGGATAACACGGTAAAGATACGGGTCCACTTCCAGTTTACTAATTGAAATTTCACTTTCGTTTTCACCCTGCTTACAGATGATAGCCGCATCAAGAAATGCTTTTACCTTTTTATCCATACTTCCTCCAAATAAAAAAGAGCCCGAAGGCCCTATAATTTCATGTTATCTACTGCTTTTTATCTATATCATTATTCATCAATTGGAAAAGCCTTTAAAAATGCCTTTGAATGAGTGTTGATAATCATTTCTTTACCAAAAAAATCAACCTTTAATAATCCAGAAACGCTATCCCATTCGATAACCTCTACAGGTGTTGTTTCAGTCATTCCGTCTTCATTTATATGTGTAATCCGATATCGCTTATTTAAATTAAACATCTTAATACCCCCTTTCTGCTTTTCTATTAGTTTTCGCTAAAAAGGAAGTATTTCCCTGCAATATAAAAGCCGGTCGAGTCCACCTTGGGTACCCGCCGGCATATTGCCTTTAAATCATCGGGGCCCCAACCTGCAGATTAGGAACCCCTCCTCAAAAGTTTTCAAGTTTTTACATTTATATTATAACATCTTTTAAGTCCCTTTATGTCCGGGATTAGTCCGTAAAATGTCCGGATAATGTCCAGATATAAAAGCTACTGAAATAAACCGCCCTTCCATTCTTCCGGAATGTCTTCTTCCGGTACCTCAATCTGCATAAGCATAGCCGTTTTCAAAACTACTCTTTTCTGCAAATCAAAATACGAACTCCTAGACATCTGCAGTTTCATCCATACCTCTTTCTCCCCCTTTTCCAGTTCATAACGCAGCCTATATACCAGTTTTTCCTCTGGATCAAATGACTTCATCGCGTTCTCTAACATCTGGAGCTGTATTTCTTTGCGTTCAATTCTTTCTTCCAGAGATTCTTCTTTTATTACATAGGTTTCGCTGGGGGAAGACACGCTGGATGACTGAACTACAACCTGTTTCAACTGAGCCGTAATGCTCGTACCAGCCAGTTGGTTCAGCCTCAGCTGCAAATGCATGTTTTTCAACTCAGATTCCATATACTTATACTGCCGGAGAAACCTTTCGGATCTGCGGTACCAGTCTGGTTTTTTAGTTTTTTTTTCAGATTCTTTAATATCTTTTACTTTGCCGCTGGGATAGTATATTCTCACCTGGCATCCTCCCCTCATTTGGTTTAAAATATTTACCTCTTCTTCCGTTGCTAAGAAAAAACGTCATGATAGCAACCTCTTTAGCTTCTCCCTTTTCTCTGTCGTTTAATCGTTGTACTGCGACGTAATTAAATTGCATATTTCGGGATTTTCATCCATGCAATCTCATCGTCATCGCACCCGTAAAACCTTTCGTGCTTTTTATCACAGGAGGCTATTACTACCCTCTTAGAGCCGCATCGATTATAAACTGATACAAAATACTGTCCCGGTTTATCGGGATACTTTTCGGCGGTCTGAATCCAACCTGCCCGATTTTCAACGAAGTGTTTCGGCCACGGCATCCAGGCAATAACGTTATAGCCCAAAAAACCCTTCTCTAATGGGCTTTTTGGTGTTCTTTGCAATCCGGTTGTCGTATAAAATACCGGATATCTAACTACGTAAAGACTTCCGTCCTTACGCTTCGCTACTGCAAGGCATTTTGCCATATCGCTGTCTGGTTCTCTCTCCAACACATGAATCCACTTCATTTGCACTTTCCTCCCTTCTGACGCATCATTATTACCAAAAAAACACAAACAACACAAACACCTATCTTACTTGATAAATTCCTGTGCCAAAAATCCTGTCCATCCTGTTATCAAAGCTCTTCTTTATCTTATTGAACTTTATGTACCTCTTTTTGTACAAGCCGAATGTTCTTTCTAGCTTTTTATCAATTTTTTCATAACAGTTAGATATTGACTTTAAACTATTTATAATGTCCCTTCTAAAGTCTTCTTTTTGATAGATGTAAACTCTAGTCAACTCGCTTATGAAAAACAAAAACTCACCAGAAGAAATAATCTCTTGTGTGTATTTCCTTTCGCACTTAACACCATATTTGGACAGAATCAACACCGTCCGGTTAAGCAACTCATCATCCATGCTTTCTATAATTTCATTAGCCTCATGTTCTTGTTGTGTGCCGTTTACATAATTCTTAATCGATTCATTTACTTCCTTACCCATCAAACTTTCAAATTCAGCACACATTGAATTGTGCATGTAACTCATAGCTGTATCCTTTCATTCACTGGTTGATGATGCTTTATTTCAACAATCGGTATCAATCCGTGAACAAAATGACAAAAACAATCACTTAGCGCGTGGGCTGCTACACGCCAATTTTTTTTTAAATGATTTATGTATTTTTTCATTTGCCATTACTCCTTTTTGCCATATTGATGAAATAATCGCACCAACAAGCAATACATTCCGATTCGCTACACATATCTCCACTACATTTTGTTGATGGGGTATAGCCTAATTCTTCTACTGGACAAGAATTAGACAAGTTATAGCTACACGCCAATTCTAACGCTTTCTTTGCAACTTCTAATTCTTTAATATTTTTCATCCTCCTCACTCCCTTCTGTCGCATAATAAACATACTCCGTATCAAAGCGGCACTTCATCTCCACCATCAACAATCTCAATATCGTTCAGGTCAAACTCTTGCCCTAAATCGCTCCATCCATTAAGCGTACTTTTGTGTTTATTCAGTACATACACCCGATTTGCAATAAAACTCCAATACCTTTTGTTTTGGTATTTATGACTTTGCATCTGCCCTGAGCATAGCACCAAGCTACCTTTGCGGATATCCTCTGCGGCAAATTCTGCTGTTTTATTAAAGCAAGTCACGTTAAACCAATCAGTTTCTTTATCCTTACCACGACTCACAGCTACAGAGAATTTGCAAATTGCAACCCCTGCTTGGCTATATGTTAGTTCAGTGTCCCTTCCAGCGTGTCCCATGATTTTACAATCGTTCATGTACGGCATTTATTTATCTCCTTTTCCGTTCCCCTATTTTGCTATAAATATCCGCTATGATAATTCCCGTCCTTGTTAGCTCAGCATCATTTTGGATTAGATTGTTTTGATTCAGTCTCGCCAGCTGCGCTCGGGAAACAAGAATAAGATTATCAATGCCAAAATTCAACTTATTCCCATCTCCAAAGATAATTACATGTCCCTTGGGCACAGGCCCATTAGCAGCCTCCCAGATCAGTATATGCTTGCCTTTCCACTTGTTCGGGTCCGCAATTTTGATATCCACATAACCATCGCCGTTTACTCTTTCAGTTCCTACTGGTCGGTAATTCCAGGGTTTATGGCCTTTTTTAAACTGGGTAGGTTCCCAGCCGCCAACACCCTTTTTACCTTTGTTAGCAGGAACATGACCCTTTTGAAATCTACCGTCCTGACCGCTGTTAAGTTTATGATTCGCGTAATAACTTTTAAGCTGGCTGTGCGTATAATCCGTGCCGAATGTCTTATTCAGCAAATCTGTCATATCTTTAGGCCCGACATCTTTATAATTTGCCGCTATGAACTCCTTTATTTCCTTCGGATATTGCTTGGAAGGTAATCCTTTCGGCAATCCGCGCGACGTTCCGCTTTTTAGGTTATGGTTTTTCTTGTATGCTCGCATTTTCGATTCAGTAAAATCCAAGCCAAATTCAGTATTAACCAATGCAACCAGGTCTTTTGTCGTTGTTCCCTGCACATACTGTTTTATAAAAGCCTTAACTTCCTTTGGATATCTTTTCATGTGCTACTCCCTTAATAATGACGCTTTTAACATTGGAGGCATTTTTTTATCTTCCTCATCCCCGTTACCGTACTCGTGCAAAAATGTCTTCGCTTTCAATACCAATGAACCATTTGCAATAACTTGGGTAGCTATATCTGAAACCGCCTTCGCCCTATTTATTTCTTCAGTCAGTTTCTCACTAGATAAATCTTCATCCCCTAAACGTTCAAGTTGTGCAAACAAATGGTTATTCAAATCACCTAATGTGTTTCTCATCAATAAATCCTCCCTTCTACATAAACACTGCGTCACATCTTAATTACTAGCAGCCATTACACCAGTGCATAATTCCGACCAATTTCCACTAACTCTCTACCAACTTAACCCCAGCAGCGCTTTCTATCTTCTTCAAAATGTCGTGTACTCGGCCATAATTATGATCATAATACTTGTCTTGTTCGAACCACTTTTTAACCTGATCCACTTTACCAGACTCGATGATTAACCCGATAAAATCTTCTTCGTAGAGCCAACCAATTCCATGATGAGTAAAAATATCTACCGTTATTTTTCTTTCACCCGTGTTGGCTCTTTCTATCCACTGGGCCTCTTTGTTAATGTATTTACCATAGCCAATTTCAGGAAAACTCAGTTCTGGCCTACAACTTCTAATTTCGCTCCATACTAAAATTGTTTCGTATCCGCAGCTGTTAGCAAAGAATTCGCCCGGTTCATTTGTGAATAACACTTGTTCTTTCACTATTCCACCCCTCCTAAACTCCCCCAACTAACCTGCATCAGCTTCTCCTTCCCATTCCGCTAGAGTTTCTTCTAATGTCAATAAAGCCTGCATTGTATATCCAGTAATAACACGGCACCCATTCCTAGTTTCTTTGTCTAAGTTTTCTGCTAATCTATCGGCCGCATTAATAACCTTCTCAACTTTTGCTGTCCGCTCTGACACCACATACGGTATTTGCTCATCATCCTCAACAGTAAAATCTATATCAATATACCCCTTACGCTCTAATTTCTCCGTATGCTCCAACAGTAGCTGGTTAATCGGCATCTTACATTCATCCAACACCATACTAATTAGGGTTTTACATGTCTGCATAGTATCCAGTGCTTCCCTAATTGTGTTCACCGGGTCGGCCTGTACTACGGCCTCGGCTACCTCCCCGGCTTCTTCAAATATCTTTTTTAATTGCCCCGGTATGCTCCAGCCGTGGGCCTTCCAGTCTACTTCGGGTAAATCTATTTTCATTTCGCTTATACCTCCTCTGTTCATTATTGGACTAGGTACCGCTTATACTGGTCACGCTTACGTTCCGCGCTAACCTGGGCATATATTTGTGTTGTTGCTGGGTTCTCATGCCCTAGAATAGCCTGTACACTGCTTATATCTGCTCCATTGTTGAGCGTCAAAGTCGCGAATGTGTGCCTCAATGTATGCGGATGGACATTCTTTTTTATTCCTGATCTCTTAGCAATCTTTTTAATCTCTCGCTGGATGCTTCGGCTTGATAACCTTCGATAGGGCTTTCGTTCAGTAATAAATAGCGCTGGTTCATCATCGAGCCGGGTCATGAGGTATTTTTTCAAATGATATATAGCTTTAAAGCTGAAAAATACTTCTCTTTGCTTGTTCCCCTTACCAATTACTAAGGCCGACATAGATTGATAGTTAATGTCCTCTTTATTCATCCCTTGTATTTCGCTTAACCTACCAGCTGTGGCATAAAGCACCTCTAACAATGCCCTTTCCCGGTATGTATTACAGGACTCACGTAGCATTTCAAGTTCCTCTATCGTTAATGCCTTCGGTAATCGCTGCTCTTTCTTCGGGGGCTTTATCTTCCGGGTAGGATCTCGCTCTATTATTTCCTCAGCAGTCAGCCAGCCGAAAAAACTTTTTAGCACCGATAATTTTTTAGATATCGAACTTGTTTTTAATTTGGGAAATTCGGCCAAATAGCTACGAATATCTCCGGTTGAAATTTGTTCAACAGGCTTACTAACATTCCTGCCAAATATTTTTAGCTCTGACTTATAGTCATCCAGTGTTAATGGGCTGAGCCCTTCTAATTTTTTAGCTGACAAAAACTGTTTTACTTTGTCTTGTATATCCTGATGCATTCCCTGTAGCTGGGACGGTCTTACATCGTACAGAGAAATTATCCCTGCTAATTTCATTTGGAGTTGTGCCTGGTCTACCTCAGGGCACATCTGCATTACTTCTGAAACCAATTGAACTACCATTTGCTTACTGCAATTTTCTGTAATAGGCATAATACAAATACCTCCTTCCCTAGCTACAACTGCTCATTTATCTGTTTTTGGAGGAACATAAATCTCGCATTGACCAGCAAGAATACTTGCAGGAGACTGGCTTTCATTCATAACAGGTTTATATTTTGCTGTCTTTGGGCTGCCCCTCTTCGAGTTATTGTCATACTTACCCTCAAGTATCTTGATCATATTATTCTCGTTCATGATCCAGTCAAAATCAGCACACCAGCACCGTTCATTGCTACCTTTCATGAAAGTACTGGTCTCAGCTTTTTTGAATACCTGAGTAAATACTTCGATTTTTCCTCGATGCTGATTCCACCTTGCTTGAATATGCGTTTTTCGGTTCTCAGTTATTTTTATAACCCGCGGATAAGAAGGACACCTTTCATGAAAAAGATCAACTATTTTCTGATACGGTACTTTGTCTTGATCAAGATCACTCTTCTTCTTCTTTCTTTTAATACTTTCTTTATCTTTCTTTAAGGGTCTGTCTATCCCGCTATTGTTGGGCATTTCGAGCGGTAAACTGTTAACTATCCGGTCAACTTCAAGTTGACTATCCGGTAAACTGTTTGTTGATTGTTCAGTAAACAGTTTACTATCCTGTGAATTGTTAATTGAACGGTAAATAGTTGTGTTTCTAAAGATTTTTTTATCCCATCGATCAACATAGACATTAAAGCAGTATGTATAAGGGGAAGTATTTTTATCTCGGATTATAATGCCCCAGTTTACGAGCTCGTTAAGCTTTCTACTTATGAAGCTCTTGTCCATCCAAGTCTCATCTGTAAACACCTGATAGGGAATACGAGCATGTGTTCTACGCTTTTTAATTTTAGCTTCATGTTCACTATTCTCATCATGCCACGCATATGTTTCCAGCCATATAACATCTATAATTGCTCTATGGGAACCGGATATTTTTGTCTTTATTAAAGCTTTTAATGCGTCTTTAGCTAAAGGAAAACTCCCATTGTCCATATCTATTTTTGTAAGATACGTCAACATGATTTCCTCCTTTATTCTTAAATTCAATCATCCACTGCACGTCTTTCTAGTTTCTCCTGGGATGCTTGCTTCCAGCCCAGGCATCCTTTACCCTGGGCTGGATATGTATCCTTATTGCTTAACCGGCAGTATTCCTTCCGGACTCTATTTCTTATTTCGGCATAAGTCAGTGGCCTATCCGGAACAAAAAATGTGCAGGTTCCGCAGCATCGTTTCATATAAACACCCTCTTTAGCTATTGTTTAGGGCAATCTCTGTTGGGTCCGCCCGGCTTATCACCCCGTACTTCTTCGGGCATAATGCCTTTCCCAGTTATTTTTATTCTCCCTTCGTCAAACCATTGGGAATCCAAAATTTTACCTTCCTTTGCTAGTGGAGCTACACAATACTGATTACACCCATAAAGATAAGTAACTTTGCCTGTAATGATTCCTTCAAATCCGGTAATTTTGTCTTTTGCCTTTCGGCCTAATGTAGTCATATTTATTAGTCCTCCTCTATTTTTCTATTAACCTAACTTCTACCGTCTTTCTCCCGAACTGGATCGCCTGGTCATATGCCTCTGGGCCTGAGCCCATGTAAATATCTATTCGATTACCTTTGATAGCCCCGCCGGTATCTTCGGCAACGTATCCGGGGACCCCATCTATGATTAGCTTTGAGCCATACGGTATTACCTCAGGGTCGACTGATACGGTCCGGTGCTCCCGGGGCCTTGTCATAGTAGCCGTAAACCCGTCTCCATTGCCGTCTTCTAGGGTGTAGGCGGTTGCTGCCATCTTATAGACTTGGTATGTAGGTTCTTGGTAGATTTCCTCTGCTACATATTCAACTCCGGGGATCTCGGGAATCGGCTCCGGGATGGATACTGCTGTGCTGACAAATCCGTTCAAAAGACAGAGTACAAAAAGTGATACTATAATGATGCCTGTGTATGCCCAGTAGGGGACTCGCCGGTTTTGATATATTTTGGTCATATCTCCATCCCGTGCTTCCGCAATTCGGTTTTCCAAAGTTCTTGGGTCTCCGGTGAGCAATGAGCCATCGCATCTAACCATGTTGGCCAGCACCCATGCTCGTTATAAAATTTGTACTGGTAGAACAAACTCTGTTTGTCATGTGGTTGTTCCGGATTATGCTTTATTGCGCATTCAGGGCATGTTCCGGGCGGTGTATTACCGATTAAACCAAAACTTCCTAAATGCTTTCCCTCAATTATTTTTACTTCCATATAGGATCACTCCTCTCGGTTGATTCGGTATCCATTCTGCCCAAGCCATCAGGCGGCCTGGACTGATATAATCTCTAATGGTATAATCAAGACGGTTAATTTTTGTTGTTCCGCCTCGGTACTTGTCCGGGCGGTTCTTTCTTTTTCTGCTTTTCCTGGACATGACTTTCACCTCGCTTTCTTCATTCCTAATACCAGGTCCACGGAGATTTCACATGCAGCCAGCATTTTCTACCCATCATCAAATAATCAAATCTCAGATACTTCCCGTTTCCCTTATCCTTTTTCGCTGTTACCTTCTGAGGAACAAAACTTCTTCTGGATTCTGTCCCCTGAGCTGGAATAAAATTATTTAAAAAGCTCTTAAACATGCTGGCATCGGCATCATTAAGCTTCTCAAATCCCTTTACTTTTTCAGCATCTATTATCATCTTCAAATAGCAGCCGTTACCGGCAGAAATTCTCTCTTGTATGGTAGCTGTGCATCCTGTCCACCTGTCTTCTGCTTCCTGTGCCCACGCTTCAGCTTCCACACGAGTATTCCGGTTAGCACACTCGTAATCCTCAAATTCCGGAATCTGGATTTCGATATAAAACCTGTAAGGTGTCATACTATTTCACCTCGCTTTCTTAATTGTCCATGCCTATTTACTCATCAACCGTTATCCCCAATTATGGTAATATTTAATATAAGGGGCTGGGGCAAAAGGAGTTGTTTACATGTCTGATTATCAAAAACAAGACTTTGAAGTAATTGCTAAAGAAATTACTATTGCGCTAATTCAAAAATGCGATTTGGTAAACCAAGATTTATCCGACTTTGCTTGTAATACTTTTGACCAGGTCTACAAGCAAATATATCAAACCGTTATCAAAGGGGAATGATTTAACTTTCCCAGCCCCTTATCTCAAACTCAAACGAACTATGGTATCTACTGTTTTATTGATTTGCTCCGATAACTGGACTGCCACTTCAGCCTTACTACTGACTGAGTAACTGCTATGCATATTAGTATCCGATAGTTTCTGTATCTCTCTAATTTGCTCTTCCAATACGGACTTGTAATTCATTTACTCCACCTCACTTTCTCATCTTCCATTCCCGCAGTCGCTTGTATAGTCTTTTTTCTCCGATTTGCACACCATTCTTGGATGCGACTTTTGCCAGCTCACATACAAGAATACTGTCTTTTGAAGTAGCACAGGTTTCCGCAAAAGCTACCAGCGGTTTCTGAACCTCCAGTTTGTCTGCCTGATCCGCAGCAAGCCGCAAAGCTTGTGCAAATGTTTGGGGCATTTGTTGCTGTTTTATTGTCTGTTCCATTTCTTCAAATTTCTTAGTATATGTAGCTGTAAAAGCGGTTCCCTTAACTCCAGTAAGCTTATTAGCTATTTAGTCACAACCAATTTTTGTGACTAAATAACAGGGCTGAGTTTTATTCTGGCTAGTTTTATAAGTGCTATCTATGAAGTAATCAGCAGGATTGATAGGAGCCTGCAACATTGCATGCTCTTTTGCTATCATTTCTGTTACTTCTCGGCTATCCACTGCAAATGTTCCTTTGTGGTTAATTACCATTAAGTCGCTCGTTATTCCTCACCTCGCAATTTAAATCGTCATCATCCATCTGGCTAGCCCGACTACCGGGATATAATATTTGCCTTTATTACAAATTCTTTTTGCCGGGAAAGTCTTGTCTGCAAGCAACGTCTGTCGATGGCAGCCAAACAGTGAGGTTACCTCTTGTATAGTTAAAACCTCCTTACCTGGGTACCGCTCAGCCAAATGTTCTAATTGTTCTCGGTATCCATCAGGTTCCCGCATCGATCAGTCCTCCTTTTTACATGGCATGTGTCAGAAATTTTTCTTTACTTGGTTCCAAGAAAGCTATTACCTGATAGTCAATAAGCCGCTGCTTACAGTCTTGATAAATTTGTTTATAGTGCTTGTCTTCTAAAATTCCTAGTTGGATGCAGTGTAGAATAATATTTTCAATGACATTCAGATTATTGAGCTGCATCACATTTGCGGTGTCACGGCTGGCGATTCCAGCCATTTTGTTGCCTAATTTTGAGTAGGTCATGTAAAACTTGTCTGCGTTCTGACTACCTTGTTCTTTGGCGTACTCTACGAGTTGCTTTATAACATCAGTTTCAGCTTTACGAGTCAGCTTGCCTTGGTAGCGTGTTTCCTGCCAAGTTTGGGTTTGCCGTTCTAAAAGCAATCGGCGCATAGCATAGAATTGACGCACGAGTTCTAATTTGAAAGCAACAACTACATCCGTATTTTTAAGCAAGGTAATTAAAAAAGTAGCCTGCTCTTCATTTAGCTTGTAAATTTCTTCCGGTCTACCTCCAGTACTTTCTGTCTGATATGCGCCCAAAAGTCCAAAAGTTTTTAACTGTCGCTCGTGCTTCCGAATTGCGTCTTTTATTCTTCGATGAGCAATTCCGGTCCCCTCAGCAATAATCAAACTGGTAGTAAAAACATCGTTACCTTTAAGCGCCACTAAATTTGCCATTGAGTATTCCTCCTTCCATTTGATTTTCAGCTTAGTTATATTTCTAAAAATTCTCAAAGTCGCTGAGCGGAGATTTGCTAATTTTCCCCTTTTTCTGGAAGTCCAAAATCAGCGTAAATACTGATAATTCTTAACAAATAAACACAAACAATGTAAAATTTTCACAAGAGCTTTTCTATAAATATTCCATTTTGTTATTTTGCGTATCTTTGGTTTTCTCTGTTTTTCTCACCTAATCGCAATATTTCATTTTTTTAAATATTTAACGTTAAACTTTGTCCCGTCAGGAAAAACCAATTGTTTTGGATATCCCTGAAGTGCAAGCCAGTTATCTATTTTATTAATGGTTTGTTTTGTAAACGATGGTGTTATTCCTAAATGTTTTAAAATAGCTGCTATTGCTCTCCCATGGAATGACCCTGATGATGTGTATATTTTTAATCTTTGAGCAATCCCGGTTAAATTAGATCGTGAATTCATCTCCTTATCTCACCTCCTTTCTTAACTGGCCATTATTTTTTCGCGTATTATGCGACATATTGACTAAAAAAAATAGAATTAACCTCTTCAATATTAAGTTTTAAGGCCTTTGCGATTAAATCAGCTTCCTTAATTGTAAAAGTTTCGCCCTTAGTATTTATTTTACGATACAGTGTACTTCTATCAATGCCGATTTTATCGGCTAGCTTCTCTATTGAGATGTCTTTTTCAACTATTTTTCCTTTTAATTTATTTACGTTTACCATAAGTTCTCTCCTTTCAAAATAATTTCGCATTTCATGCGACTAATTAAATATTACTACCGAGCATATTGTTTTGCAAGTTTTTTTTGCTTTTTATGCGAATATTTTTTATATTCAGTGGAATACTGTTGCATATATGCGATTTTAATATTATAATACAATTTATGGGAGGGATTTACATGAATATAGGCAATAGAATTAAAAACAGAAGATTAGAACTAGGTTTATCAGTAGAAGATGTTGCTGCAAGACTTAATAAAAACAGAGCAACTATATACAGATATGAAAGCAATGAAATTGAAAACTTACCAACTACTGTATTAGAACCACTAGCTGAGATACTTCAAACTACCCCCGCTTTTTTAATGGGCTGGGAAGATGATCCTTTTGATTATGATAATTATGAAGGGTACATTCATCCTATGTTTGACGGGGACGCTAAAAAACAAATAGCATTTGAAAAAGCAGTAGACGAGGGTGTGGAGCAAGAACAAATAGAAGTATATAAACATGCTCAGGAACATTTGAAAAAATATACTCGTCTTGATAAGCATGGCAAACAAATTGTAGATACGATTACAGATATCGAATATGAGCGCATAACCGGATTAAACGAGCAGGCAGCTACTTATGATTTCCCCTTATTAGGCAAAACAGCAGCCGGCATCCCCTTGGAATATAGTGATCCTAGCTTTAATACCGTAACCGTTCACGACGTTCCTAAAGGTGCTAAATTTGCCCTGTGTGTTGCTGGTGATTCAATGGAACCCATTATACCAGATGGCTCTATTGTCTTCGTTAAACCACAACCAGTGGCTGAGAACGGTGAAATTGTTGTCGTGGAAATAGATGGGGCTGTTACTTGCAAGAAGATTCACAAAGAGGATGGTAAAATTGAATTTCGTTCAATAAATCCAAAATATAAACCAATTACAAAATTTGAAAATATCAGGATTATTGGAAAAGTAGTTTTGTAAATCATGGTTATAGTATTTGAAAGGAAGTGGAAAAAATAATGGCGAAGAAAAAACCCAAATACTATGTCAGGCCTGACGGTCTTCATGAGGCGATCCGGATTATCAATGGTAAGCGGGTTCCCTTCCGGGGGCGAACTGACAGCGAAGTTGAACAAAAGATGATAGCATATAAAGAAAAAGAAGAACGCGGTCCGTTGTTTTCTGAAGTTGCTGAACAATGGAAGGCAGAACATTTTCCCACCTTGTCTCCCAGTACAGCGAAGGGCTATACGGCAAGCTATAACCGGGCTAAAGATCGTTTTAAAGAGATCCCTATAAAAGAATTAACCCCAGCTGACATCGATGCTATGTTGCAGAATATGGGCAGGCAGCAGTATGCACGTAAAACAGTGGCCACCCAACTACTGATATTAAATTTGATCTGTCGTTTTACCGTGTTGGAGGGCACAATAAAAATCAACCCATGTATTTCAGTGAAAGTCCCTAAGGGATTAAAATACACCCCCAGAGACTTACCCTCAGACGAAGAATTAAAGATTGTAAAAGAAGGCTGGAATTTACCTGGTGGTTTACTGCCATACTTTATACTTTATACTGGATGCCGCCGTGGGGAGGCCATCGCTATTACCCACAAAGATATTGACCGTAAGCGGAAGATTATCACCATTAATAAATCTGTATGCTACAGTGATCTGGCACCCTTTATCAAGACGCCAAAGACTTCAGCAGGTACCAGAGAGATAATATTATTGGATAAATTACTGGAAGTACTTCCACTAGGAATTGGTGACGCCCTTCTATTTCCTGGTCCGGATGGGGGCATTATAAAAGAATCTACGCTAAAAAATAGATGGAATAAATGGCGGAAATTAATGGATGTTACATTAACACCTCATCAACTCCGACATGGTTATGCAACTATGTTATATGAAGCAGGAATCGAAGAACGAGACGCTATGGATTTACTCGGACACGCCGATATTAAAATGACTAAAGTCATTTATACCCACATTAGGAAAACCAGAAAAGACAAAACAGCCGCTATATTAAATCAAGCTGCCGAAACATTTTAA